GCATTTGATGAGAAACCTGTCCCGCCATTACTTCCTGAGAATAAAATAGGCGGTGCGGAATGCGCTTTTATAATAGACCTTTCAGCTTCTTCTGTAAAAAATACGTTTTGCTGGTTTATTTCTGGTGGGTGCATTTGGTCTATAACCATAGCATCTTCTGCACCATCGTTAAATGACACGTAAACCGCACCTGCATTGCTAGAACCTGTTACCTTTTCTTTGATTCTTTTAGCTTTTTCTTTTGCTATTTCCTCATCGGGTTCTGCTCCGTTATTTACATTTATAACCGTTGAAAAACTACGTGAATTTTCCAAAAAGCATTTAGCCGTGTTAGACAGTTCGCCTTCAACTTGCGCCCAATGAATGCCTGATAAATACGCAGGAATAGGAAAGAATGATTCGCTACTAGGACGCTTAACATATAAAGCCTCAACGCCGTTTTCTTTAAATTCTCCTGTGTATTTAGGATATAATTTAGGTTTAAAGGTAGTTTTTTTTGTCCAATCAAAGCAATACCAATAACCGTCCACTTTCATTGATGGGATTTCGTAATTTATAGCTAATTTATTTATAGCAATTCTTTCAAAAGCAATTACTTTTTTTTCTAACCATACTGCTTGCAAAGAATAACCTCCATATTTTACCATGTCTAAGCAAATTAAAAGAACATCCTCTTTGCTTATATGTTTATGTAGGTCAGTTCCGTTTTTATCGATTAATCCCTCTCCGTAAACATAGTTTACAAAAGCATTTATAATGCTGGAATTTGTTGGGCTGTCATCGTATGCGTCGTCGTATATTTTAAAGTTTGAATTATTAACACCATTCTCTATCCATTTCTTTGTCAGGATAGGTTTAATGTCAACTGGCAAGTATTTACTCATTTTTACCTCACTTGGAAAAGAAATGATATTATTTTTATTCGGTGTAGGCATATATTTTATTTGTTTGTGTTCTTTGGTTGTAATTTTGAATATCTGTACCCTCTTCGAGATAAATCACTTTACCCCTATATATTGTTTTACCTAATTCTTTAACTTCAACTTCATATTTATTTTTAGCTGTAAAGTCAGAATTTGGGTTTATTGTTAAAAAAACCTTTCCTTTTACTAATGAATAAGTGTATTTTTCGTCAATTAAAACATTAGTCATTTCATTTCTTAGAATAACATCTATTTCACTTTCAGTAGGAATCTCTCTAGGTACAAAAGATAATATTAGCTTGTTTTCAAATAATATTTTCATAAAAAAAAATATAAAAAACCCCTCCTTATAAGGGGTTTTATTTTTACGCCATCAATGCCGTTGCATATTCCGTCAATCCTGCCCCACTCAAAGCATACTTTCTTGAAAAGTCATACTCGTCCGTAGTTATAGTTAACATATAGCCGTTCAAATCATTTGCTGTTGCGCCTGTATCTCCATCAGCAAGCAAACATTCTGCGCCATTTTGAGTCCCAGCAACTACAATTGTACCGTCTTTATATTCAATAAACACCACCCACTCTCTATCCATTATGGTATCTACCACTTTTGTAACAGCAATATGCTCCACTACATCGGGCGGAATAGCTAGATTAAATGTAGCTGTTCCTTTTATATTTTTACCATTGGTATCAGCTCCTTTTGTGGCGTTTTCTAAATATTTTGAAGTAGTATTTTTAACGGTAAACCTCGCTAAAGTACCAGCTCCAAATTTTGAAGATAATGCTATCACTCCAGCTGGAGTAGTAACTATTCTATTCATAGGGTCGTAAACACCTAGACTAATAGCTCTAATTCCTGAAATAGAGCTTTTACAGGGTTTGTTTCTTCCTGTTGTTAAAACTTCACAAGCCATATATTTTTGTTTTTATAAGGGCGATATTTCACGCCCTTGTTAATACTATCCGTTATAAAGAACGTTCCGTTTTTGCTTAACAACCCATGTAGTCATGGCATTGATAATTTTCAAAATTCTTCGAGTGGATGCGTTAGCTTCTTTTTCAATTATCAATTGTGAACTATCAGACATTAAATCCATTACTAGCTTCAAATTATCTTTTTGAGCGCAAATAACAAAATCAACCAAATCAACAAAAACAATTTTTACATCGTTAAATGACATATCATTAAATGAATTGCCAACGAAGTTTTCTTGTAATGCTGCGCCCTGTACTCTATTAACCGCTTTGATTAATTTGTAGTGCGATTTTGGTGCAAAAAGAACTGGCGCATCATCTCCAGTCAAAACGATAATTTCGTTAGGGATTGCGTTGAAAATTTTCACATACTCGGCTACTATATTGGAAGTTGTGATTGATGTTCCTGTTACTTTAATATAATCTCCTAAACCAGCACCTGCCGTAGTTTTTGAGTTAGAATCATTGTACAACATAGTTGCAGGAATTGAATCGAATAAAGTAGTAGGCATAGCCGCTACTTTTGTTTGCGCTGCTGCTGTGATTGACCCTTGGCCCGCTCCAGGAGTTAAAGCGGCAATTGCTGCTTTAGTAGCGACTGTTGCGCCATTCCATACCCAAGACTCTAATTTAGCGGAAGTGGCTTGTTGCACTTGTATCAATACTTTTTGGTCGAACTCATCGCTTACTACTTCGTAAGCTCCAGATTTCATTGATTTTTGAAAACGTGTTCCGAGCAAAGAGCTTTCATCAATAATTCCTTCAACATTAAATGTTTTAAGATTTACCGTTGATTTTTGAGCTTTTAAAGCGACATTATCAGCCGTTACTTGTCCGTAATTAGCATCTGTAAAAGTTACTTCTGCGGAACTTTCGTAAATATCCATTCCCGATTTATGTCCTTCTACGATTTCGATTGTTTCTCCTCTAAATGTAGGAGAGTCTGAATATACTTCTTGTATAATATCTGTGTACTCGGATTGTGCAACTTTTGTACCTGTATAAGTTATTGCCATAATTTTTTTGTTTTAAATTATTAAATACCGCCTTGACGATTAAATTGTACTTTTTCTTTATTTGTCATTTCTGAATAAGATTTGACTGGAACATCCACATCTTTTTTAGCCATTACTTCTTTTGCCATTGTAACCAAATCCGCTTCTGCTTTTACTTTTTCAGCTTTTAGTTTATTCAGTTCCGTTTCTAATTCGGTAACTTTAGCTTTTAAAGATTCGTTTTCTTTTGCCAAATCAGGTGAAGTATCAGCCTCCATCTCTTCTTCAACAACTGCATCCTCTTCTTTTTTGGCGACCTCCATTAGTTTACCATCTGCATCTGTTTCATACTTAACTCCGTCAACTTCAAAAGAAGCATTTTTAGCAGGATTGCCTTCGGCATCCGTCACCAACGTTCCAATATCTAAAGACTCGGCAAAGAAGCCAGACGCAACCTCGGGGAACTCACTAGCCATTCTTTCTTCTTTAGAGAAAAAAGATGTTAGCATATTCCAAAGGGTTTCCGCATTCTTTTCTTTTTTGTTCATATTTGTATTAAATTTAAAATTACTTTCTTTATGCATTAGATAGGCTTCTATTGAAAGACCATCTATATTGCCTTCTTTTACTTCTTTCCATACATTATCGTTTTCAACTTTAAAAGCCATCACTACATCGCCTTCAAATGTTTCTAAACCTAAATGCTTGCTTTTATCAATTTCAGGATTTTCAACTTGCCACGCTTCAAACGGGTAAACTCCATCAATGTTATTGTCTTCGTGGTTAATATTAGTATGTTTATTGTAGTTGTTTTTAAAATACTGTTGCAATAAAATAGACGCTGTTTCTTTTGTATAAAACACATTAGCTGGCTCTTTAACCCCTACTACATCACTGACATCATTTCTAAAGATTAATTTATTTGGGCGCAATGCAACAGCATAAATAATTCTTTTTTCTTCGTTTGCGAAAAATAAAGGTTTCTTTTCTTCTGTTGAAAATTTAATTAATTTAGCCTCTACAGCTGGGTCTTTTACCATTGAAATCCTAGTAACACCTCCTAGACTTTCATCAAATACTAGCTCGTATGTTTTCATATTTTTATACAAAAAAAGTCCTGCTCGAATGTTTTCGAGTAGGACTTGTTAATTATATGGGTACTATACATCTTCATATAGCTTATTTTTTCACTACAAATATAATGTTTTTTTTATTAAAAAGAATTACCTTCGGTTTTATTTCTGTCAACTTCTTGCGCTGTACTCATTTCTGAACTAACAACATACGCTTTTACTACTGCTGACTGATTTGTGTTTTGCGCTAAAGTATTTCCGATTTGACTTTCACTACTCGCTTGGAATCCTACTTGTGGAGCCGAAGAAGTAGCGCTGGGTATCGATGTTGCACCCCCAGTATCTCCTCCTCCACCGCCACCTTCTCCGCCACCCAATTCTTTTAATCCTTTTGCTGTAGCCTGTACAATTTTTACCGTGCTTAATGTTCCAGCTAGACCAACCGCAACAGCTTCGGGAATACCAGCGACTCCTTTACCCATTGCTACGGAAACCCCTTTGGCTGTATTTATAATTACAGAAGCCAATGCTACTGCGTTTTCGGCAATTAATATTCCTTTTTGCGCTTTTTTATTCTTCCCTGCAAATTCTTTAGCTATCCCGATTGCACTTTGAGCAATCGAAGAAAGAGAATTGTTTAAAGCTTTTTTGTTATTTACAATGGCTTCGTTTTTAGCTTTTTCAGCGTCTACCTCTTGCGTATCGTAATAATCTTTTAACTGTTTTCTTTTTTCAAGCTTTTCTTCTTCTGTACCCCCATCCGCTTCTATTTTCAAAGCAGCTAGCTCTTCTTCCTGCGCTAACAAAGCCATTTTGTGGTTATAAACCTCCTCTATTTCCGCTTCGTTATTTGCTTCGGAATACTCACGAAGCCCTGCGTAGTACTGCTCATCAAAAGCACGTCTGTCTTCTAATTTCTGTGCGTTTTTTTCGTCTTCCGCTTCTTTATTTTTAGCGTCAAGTTCTTGCTGAAGTGTAAAACGTTCTTCTTCTTGTAATGCAAGTAAGTTAGAAACATTAGCTCCTCTTAATCTTAATGCTTCGATTTCTTCTAAATCTCGTTGCATTCTTCTGTTGAGCTTTTCTTGGTCTGTTTTATCGTTTAAGTCTTGAATTTCACGTAACATCTCGCCTTCTTTTTCGGCTAAATCGCTTGCTAAATCCCGCTTCGCTTTTGAAAGGTCTTGTTTCTCTTTTTCTTTTTCAGCTAATAATTTATCTCTTTCTTTTTTTCTTTCTTCTTCTGCTTTTTTAGCCTCTTCCGCTTGTATCTCACGGGCTTTGTCACCCCTGCTATATTCAATTTTCGCAAGCTCTCTATTCAATTCCTCGCCCAAGGCTACCTGATTTGCGCCGTCTTCTTTTAAGGCTTCATTATATTTATTTTTAGCATCTATTTTTTGCTTTGTAAACTCATCAATTTGGCTGCCATGTTCCGCAATAAATTTTTTATTCAATGCAATGGAAGCATCTGCATTCGCTTTTAGCCTATCTAACGCTCTATCCGCTTCGCTTGTTACGCCTATAAAGTCAGTTACAGAATTGACAATACCCATTATAAAGTCGCCCACCTGCGCAAGCCCCGGTACAAGGTTTAATACTACTTTTTTAACGGAATCAAAATTATTTATCAATAAAGCTAGACCTGTAACTAACAACCCTATACCTGTGGCGGTAATTGCCATTTTAAGTCCTTTGAAAGAAGTGGAACTACTATCTACTTCTTTACCCATTAATTTCATTATTCCAGTAGTAACCATTGTAGCTACACCGTTAGCTTTTGTAAGTATCGTATTTTGAGAAACTACCGTTTTTAAAGTTTCCCATTGGTCGCCCAAATCTGAAAGACCACTAATAGCTTGGCTAAATGCCATTGCAGCCTGTACTTTTAATAATGCTTTTTCTGTATCTTCGGACTGGTCGCCAAATAAAGCCATGCCACTAACAGCTCCACTCATAGCTGTAGATGCTAGCTGTGTTGCTGCGCCTAAAGCTTTAAACTTTTGGTCGGGATTGAATTTATCTACTAAGTCAGCAGCGAATCCCATTTGGTCTTTTAAGTCAGCTACTTTTTTAGCGGCAGTAACAGCTTCTTTCGAGGTTTCTCCATAGGTAGCTGACATTTTCATTAACTCCTGCGTAGCTTCCCTTATTTGTGTTTTGAAAGACTTTATATTTTCTTCCTGTTTTTTTGTTTCGGAATTATTTTTACTAGACGCCTCTGTTGTATCGTCAATAGATTCAGTTAATTTATCTACTTCACTAGATACTTCTTTGGCATTAGTACTATAATTTATTTTTATCGACTTTAAATCTTCTGACATCTTTTAGTAATTTAATAAAGTTAATTTTGTTTTCCCTGTGGTTATGTCTATTGTAGAATCTAAAATAGAATATAGCGTTTCCCCTATAATAATTTCATTTTGCAATCTGAAACCAGTAGGAGTTAATCCTCCGCCTTGGTTTTGATTTGATTTATTCACATATATTTCGTTAGGAGGCAATACACAGGTAAATGTGTTTGTTAAAACATTAGGATCTAACATTCTAACTATTTGAATAGTGTAATATTGATAAAATAGACTAGCTTCGTACTGTACATTATTAAAAATAATAGTACTGAATGCTAATGATTGATTTTGTTTGTTATATGGTAGGGCTGGAATATAACTATTTATATTTTCTTTAAAAAGATAGCCAGCCATATTCATACTTTGAATACCAAACGTAGCACCTAAAGGCTGTATTCCATGCGAATAAAATAATGTTGGCTCATCATAATTGGGTTTATAGCGGCTCTCTCCTGTATCTATAACATTAGGCGTATCTTTTCCAAATCCATAAAACGTGGGTATTAAAGTACCTGCAATATATACTGGTGGTACTATTGAGAAACCCGTTTGAATTAAAAAAGGAACAGGCTTTTCAGGTTTAATAGCTGGGTAAACCGCCTCCCCGTACTCAACACCAAACTGTTCAAAATAATCATTATTACTTCTGTATTTTGATTTTAAATGTTTTAAGTCGAAGTAATTATAATCTGAACTGGTGGACTTTACATTGTCTGAAATATTAGTATAAGGCGTATAGTCAACAGTCGCTCTTGAATAAGATTTACCTACAGTTCTAACATCTTTTGGCGTTAACCATTGCATGGAATGGTCTCCTACATAGTCTTCAAATACACTTATATTAAATGTTTTAAAAAAAGAAGTTAAGAAATCTGCCACCTTCATTTTTGGTAACATTTTAAAAATATCCATCGAATAAAATTTATTCGTTAGGTTCATGTTATGAAATGACAACTCGGGATTCGACTCAAAAGAAACATTAAGATAGTCTCCTTTTTTATCTATTGTTAAATTTGAATAAAAAAAAGTTACAGAATTATTAAACTCTATTGTAAGATAGTATGTAAAATAGCCTGTTAAAAATAACCCAATTGGTATTATAATTTCGGCTTGTATAGTTTTTTCTTTTACTTTTTCTGTTTTTACGGCAACTATATTATTATTTGAAGCGTCTTTTATTCTAAATGTACATTCTGTTTCTTTGTCGGTCGATGTGTGTTCCTCTACGTTAGTTAAAATAATAGATAGCTTAATTTCCTTAACAGTAAATCCGATGCCTACTACATACTTATTTGTAGTTAAAAAATCGTTTGAGAAATTAATAGTTGTATTGAATGGGACGGGTGACGAACCACTAGCTATAAATGTAGTAAATGGATTGCTTAATTTTAATTTTTGCTCATTAGCATTGGCACGCACGCTTTTGTTGTTTCCGTGAATATATAAGTCTTTTATATCATTAGTGTATAAACTAGGACACTCCACTTTTAAAGCGTATTTTTTGAATATTAATTCGATTATACTCTTTACAGAAAAAGCAGGGCGTAATTCTCTGGTTCTTATAATATTTTCAGTGAAAAAAGTGTTGGTAGCCGTCGAGGCAATATTATCTAATACAACACCATTAACAGGAGAGTAACTCCACACCCTATCGTTTGAAGCTAAAGGGACAAAATATGATACATTAACTCCATCGAATGCACTAGAGCTATGTCCTTGAGTCAATTCTTTTACTTTTTTTGGCGTATATTCAATATCTATAATTGCTAAATCCTCTATTAAATCATCTCCTAGTCTAGTTTTTAAATCTAGCATTGAACTAGAAAAATAGCCTATTATATTTTCGGCTGTTCCATTTTTATATTTAATTGATTTTAAATTAAATATTCCTTCAAAAAGCAAAATAGAATTAGTATAAACTTTGCAATTGAATTTATTCTCGTTAGCATCTTTTAAAACTTTTGTTTCGCCAAAAAAACCAAATATTTGTTTATTATTTGGTGTAGCAGGAAAAGAAAAATTTAGAGTATAAGCTGAAAAAATTTTCGTTAAGTCTTGTAAATCTTTTGCTGTTCTTTTAAAATTAATAGCCTCTTCTTTATACAAGTCCATTGCCTCGTACTCATCGCCACCTATGGAAATGTATATTTGAGTTATCATCGTATTGAATTAATTTTATTGGTTGTTTCCTCTAGCTTTAAATTGTAGTCTATTTTGCTCTTGTCATTGATTCTGTTTTTTAATTTAAAATCATTATCCGTCAAGACTACTGGCAATTGCAAGTGTGTTTTATAAAATCCTATTGTTTCGTTTGCTGTTTGATTATCAATAGTAATATTTGTATCGTCAATAGTTACATAGGCACTATCAATAGTTAACCCTAGCGTTGTTACATTTTGAATGTCCCCTTTAAATCGAATCAAATATATTTTAGGCGAATAAACGATTTCCTCTACTATTTCAGACATTGAATCTGTTAACTGTCCTGTATTGATAACGTATGTTTGTATTGCCTCTATATTATCACGCATTTTAGCATGTGTAAATGAATTATCAAACATAGATGGGTCACGAAAAGCCCTGTTTGAATTATCATCTTTTACTTTTACCGATTTTTCAACTTTCCCGTTTGGTGTGAACATCTCCCACAACCCCAACTTGTTTAAAAATATAATTAAATATGGGTCTTTAGAACACCTTTTAAAGCCAGCAGGAGGCGTAATGTCGCTAATAGTTATCATGTTAGATGTAGTGCAACTAAGTATAGGATTTGTTAAATTAAAATATTGCGAAATATAATTGTGTATTTTCGGGTTGTACCACTTCTCGTTAGTGTTTAAAAACCCCGAAGAACCATTAGGAGCTATTCCGTTATTGTAAATTAAATTTTGCTCATAATTCCAACGATACCCCAAAGTGGCAAATTGCGTATCTCCCTCTATTCTTTTAGTTCCGTTAGTTGAGGTTATGTCTGTTATTATTTGCCAAAATACACCTTGACCTGTAATGGTAGGGTTTGTTAATTCATTGTAAATAAAGTTTGGCTGGTTCGTGTTTAACGCATTACTAGGGCGTATCAAAAAAGCTTTTATCAAATCGGAAACCTCAAAATTTATATAAGTATCAGATGCGCTTATTTTTTTTGTCATTAATGTATGTAGCGGGCTACCTAGTGTTTTATTTTGGTTTCCATTCCACACCCATAAATAAACAACCGCAAAATAAATTGAATTGTCTTTGTTTTCATTTTGAATACGTAAATGTACAGGGCTATTTGTGAATGTGATTTTACTTGGCGAATCTATTAACGTTCTTGTTGGCGTTGTAGTTCCTATTGCTTCTGTTATATAGTATATATCAGAATAAACAAATCCTCCCACTCCATCGCTTACTTTTAATTTAAGTAATGTTTGCCCTATTGCTGTTACACTTGAAATAGGACTTGATGTATATGGGCTAGAATCTATATACGTTACTCCGTTATTGATACTTTTTTGTAATACGATTGATGTACTTGTCCCTCCAGCTATCTCAAAGTAAACATTACTTCCATCATAACCGGTTATTTTTGCTGTTAACGCCATTATTTATAGTCTTTTGTTATCCAATCAGTTATATTTTTTACAATAACTTCGGTTGTTTCTGGAATCATTTCGTTTATAGCGATGAGTAAAGCGTTTTTTTCGCCACTATTCTTTCCTGCTGGAAAATTATACTCGCCGTAATACATTTGGTACATCGTTAATGTTGTGTCTGGCTTTACCTCAAAATTCATTTCGTCTTGTAAACGCCCCATGTTTCTCCTAGAATTAGGAACAGCTATGTTTAGAACCTCTTCCCCCATCTTTAACAAAGCATCTTTTATTATTTTGTCCGCTTTAACCTCGTCTCTCGTTCTTCTTTTTGCCATTTTTCTTTTTTATAGAAGTGATTAAGGCATTTATTTTATTAGTGCTTACTTTTTTCGAAATGCTTTTTTTTACCGATTTGATACTTCGCCCCGATTTTGTTTTACTAACTTCGTATTCGTCTCCTCCTAGCTCCGTGTAAATTATTTTCCACTTAATGCCGTAAGGCATTTTTTTGGTAGCAATTTCCTCCAGCTTTGAGTTGTCATTCCATTGTCCGTAGTAAAGCTCCCGAAAGACTACCTCCTCTTTTTTTAAAGTATAAGCAATAGACCTTTTCAATCTCCCTTGGTCTACGTGAGCGGTGTCTTTAGCCTCTTGTACTATTTCTTTCGCTACTTCCCTTATTTCTAAATCCGTCAACATGAAAAAACATCGTTTGGGATAGACATTGTACAATCGAATTGTAATCCATCCAAATTATTACGATTAAATTGTTTTAATATTTTAATCTTTGACTTTTCAACTAATTCAATGTTGTCTATGTTTTGGTTATTTTCTATAACGGCAAAAAAACGTGACGCGATATAATGCGTTTCGTTTAGATTGTCAATTAAATTATCGCTTCCTATTATTTTATTTTGATGTGAAACGTTGCGAATATCTCGCTGTTGCAGTATAGTAATTTTAAAATATAATAAAATAATTGCCATGTCGATTTCTGATTCTACGAAATCAATATTAACAACAGGATATATGTTTTCGATGTTTGAATCTACTGCTCTAGTTTCGTGATTCGTTACTGTATTCGTTTCAAACGCTGTGTTCATAAAGTTTAAAACTTTTGTTATCGCTGCCATTATTTTATATTTTCAATTATTTTTTTTCTTACTAAATACTCGCCTTGAAATAAAAAACGTTCCGTACTCCATTCTAATATCTCATTTAGTTTAGTAAAGTCGCCATTACAAAGTAAATAAGCGACCTCCATATACGCCCCATAGTGTGATACAAATTCAGTCCTTAAATACGACCCCTCTGTTAACTCGCCCGCTTGCGCTGTTACAGGCGGGTTGTAAATCCAAATATAACGAGCCTTTATTTCAGCGACTCGTTCTGAAAAAAATTGAAACAATAGTTTGCTGTTTCAATACTCACGTTGTTTATATCGACTTTAAATAATGGTAGTCTATGCCGTAATACCATTTTTAAAAATTCAATTGGATTGTCGATTAAAGCCGTATGCACCGAAATAAAACGAGAAGCTTTTACTATATTTAAATCTACACTGTAATACCATTGTGGAGATGCAGGCTTGTTAAATGCGTTGTGAAATTCTCGCACACAATACTCTGTATTTTTCAAAGGATAGTTTGGGTAAAAACATTTCATTATACAATCGATAACATACTCCGTATCATTCTCATCATACCCTAACATCATTTCGTTATACTTTTCAAAATCGACATACTTAATGTCGCCTCTATCTTTGTACTTCATTAGTTTTGATATAAAAATAAACGTCTTAACTTTTCTTCGTCAAAAGACTCTTCTCCAAAAAGCTCTTTGAACACCTCTTTAGATTTAATTTCTTTTTCAGTTATAGCTCGGTATTCTTTTTCAAGAAACGGAAATAGTCTTTTCAAATGCGCTTTTGTGTGTTCTTTTCCTAGATTTTTCATTACTAATCTCTTTTTCATGTTTATAAAATAAAAAAAGCTACTGCCTAGACATACTGGCAGTAGCTTTTATATTGATTTTTAGTGCGATACAACTTCATATCGTTAAATTTTAATAATACAAATATAATATTTTTACACTACACTAGAGCTTCTATTGTATAAATTTTTAATAACACAATACCCAGCCGCTTCCGTTACGTGGTCGAATCCAGATTTTTTGTCTGGAATTCCATTTTTATAACTTTGGTTTTCCAAAGCCTCCGAATACACGGGGCATAGTTTATCATTAACATAGTACCTGTCCTTTTCAAATGCTAAATTTACAGAGTTAACTCTTTCACTTACATTTGGGTTCTTTCTATTTGCGTTAACGACAAATCCGTTTTGTTTTAAAATAGAAAAATCACTAGCCCCCGAAGTACTTCTTGCATCTCCACTAGCATCAGGATTAATTATTATGCTATGCCCTTTATAATTCTCTTTCAAAGACTCGCACATACTTTGAGTGTTGTAACACCCTGTCACCTCTCCAACAGCATAAAGCCTGTTGTTTCTTTTAACATGTACAACAGCATTCATATTAGTAATGTTGAAATCCAACCCAACATATAACGTCTCTTTAGGTAAAGGTATTTCGTTTGTCCTATGTGCTTTTCTATTATAGCTGGAATATACGCTAGCCGAATTAAGATTGACAAATTCGCCGTTTAAATACGCATTTACTTGGCTCTCTGTATAAGTTTCTCGCAAAGTATCTATATATCCTTCGGGTAAAAAAGGATTATCGTATGTCTTGGCTTTTATAACTAACTTATTTTCGGTGCTATTTTTTATAAAAAACTCATGTAACCACTTAAAACCTTCAGGAGTGCCAACAACGTCAGTTTGATTAATCATTCCTTTTGGAAGTACCGAACGATTACGACCTATTATTTTCATAAATACGTCCGCCATTTTATCTTTTGGCAATGAGTCGGTCTCATCAATAAGTGAGTAGCCGACTTCGTATCCTATGATTCTATCAGGGTCGCTCATGTTTCGCAACAAAATGTTTCCGAAAGAAGTTTTTATTATATTTTCGGAGCGATTTATCGAAAAAGGTATTTCGCATTTTACTAATTGCTCAATGAATTTAGGAAACGCAACATCGTTTATTAGTCCGTATGTAGGAAGGTAATAAGCTACGTCAACATTAGGCATTGTTATTTTTTTTATAATAGTCTTTGCCACTCCAACGTAAGATTTACCGCTCCCAAAACCACCAATTAAGGCAGTGTGCCTATTTGTAGATAGAATAAATTCTCGTTGGTGCTTAAGCGTTGGTATTCGTAGTTGCATCTGTTAGGATTATTTCAGTAATTTGTTTAGTTTCCTGAGTAACATCTATTTTATCTCCGAATAATTTAGCATACATTTTAGCCATTTTCCATTTTAAAGTGTTAACTAGAGCGTTATATGTGGGGTAATCAATTTCTTTAGCTAATAGCATATTACGTAAATCGTCTATTTCGTTTTCTAAAGCTATCGCTTTGTCTTGTTGACTATTCACATATAACGTGCGTAATTCCTCGTTATTATTCTTCCAACGCCTAAAAGTAGTCCAATCAGGGAAACGTGAATCGCTATTCAAAGTCTCAATGACATTCTTGCCAGTTGCGATTATATCGCAAATTTCCTCACATAGAGTGTAGTTGTATTCGCTAGGTCTTGCCATTACTCACAGTTTTTTAAAATCGATTGTGATTTTCTAAAATTTCTATTGCTTTTTTTTTTTTTTTTTTTTATTTCATTTTTTCGTCTCCACCGTGTGCGCAATGCTGACTAAGCTATTGATTTTGCTAGGATATTTTATTTCATTCAAAAATACGAATTATATATAAAATATAGTGTCTTTATTCAAAATTAGTGTAATTCATTGCACTTGGAATGTATATATATGTTTCAGTTACTTTTATTATTTCAACTACCTGCCTTATTTCTTTTCCTAATGAAATAATTGATTTAACTTGGTTTTCATTGTATAAAAAATTATTCTTTTTTTTAATATTTGATACTAATTTTAATCCATCAATTCTATGTTTTATACAGCTTAATGAAATTCCATAAGTATTTGAAATTTCTTCTCTTGTCATTAATTTACTCTTTATCAATTACAAATTTATTTAGTTTGTTTCCGTTGGTGTTTCCATTGGAATATTTTTTTGATGTTAGTTTTGTGTTTGGTTAATTTGTGTTTAATTAATAATTTTAGTGTACTTTTCCGCTACTTCTTAAATCCAAGAACCGTTAGCTTTTCGGGTTACGCTATTTTTTTAAATATTAAAAATCCGTTTATTCCTTTTCGCACTTTTATTTTTTTTTCTTTGTTCATTTCAGAAAGAGTCATTTTTAATTCTGAATAGTTTATGTTTAAAATTGAAATTAAATCTACTAAATTGATTCCGCAACTTCCGTTACTTTCTTCGTGTTTTTTGTTGAGTAAATCGATTATTTTCTGTTTCATTTTTAATGATGTAAAGATATAAATTACTTCTTTATATCTGATAAATAAACTTTATTTATAATGATTCAATTTAAAAATGATTTTGTGTAATTGATTGATAATTGCAATAAGTCAATATCTTTCATATATTTAATTTTTAAAATGGAATGTCATTTTCTTCTTTGTAAACCCCTCCAAAAGCGTCTTCTAATGTTACTTCTGGTATTTCATATTTATGTTTAATAATATTTGTTTTTTGTTCTTTATAATCAATCCAATTAAACAAATCAATATTACCTTC